TAACAGTTATCCCAGTGATAACACTCACGGGGACACGTTGCACGTTCCTCAAGCGTAAGCGTAAAGATAACATAGCCTTTAAACTTACCCTTTTTAACAACGGGCAACTTTCCCTTATCTGCTATCTTGTTATTCTTAGATAGTTTAAGCGCACCAGTTTTTAATTCTGCAATTGACCGTCTAGCGTTCGGATACATGGTAACCGCTGGCTTGTTTATATCTGCTTTTCTCATTGTTCGTTTTCCTATTCACAAAAGATAAAACAAGACTAGACACAAACAAGCTCACCTGTCAAGTGCCTTCTGTTTTTGCAAATAACAAACAGCGCAGTAAGTATCGAACGCATCCCAGACATCAGCCCTCGCACCACACTTGCAAGAATAATCCTGTTTAGTAGGATGATTGCGTGGCGGGTTTGTCATCGATTTGTCAGTGTTTGTCATTTGTCAGCAAACGTCCTTCCCTTGGCAGTCTTTAGGGTAACACTGAGCAATCATAGCGTAATACGGATTTTTGCTATGTCTTGTCCAGCGTTTGTCATCAGCTAATTTCTCGCACTCTCTTTGTGTCATAGGCATTTCTAATATCATCTGATTGCCTATGTACTCCCAGCCCTCGTTAAACTCACCTTCAACATAGTATGTAGTGTTTGCCCACATACTGATAACAAGCATAAACTCTTTCACTGGTACTTGCTCCACTTCTCATGCCATGCTTCGTTTAATATCTCGTCATATTCTTGGTCGCTGTAGTGTGTCATCATGTCACGAAACCGTTTCATCTCGTGTGCAAACTGAGCGAACACCTCACACGAACCAGCCCAGTAATCAGCTTTTTCGTACCACTGGCTTTCAAGTGCCATTGCCATGTCTTTAACTCTGCCCATCGGTCACCTCTTCAATTGTAATCTCTGGTGTAGTTACAGCCTTAAATTCATTAGTTAGATAATCACCTTCATATTCTTCCCAAAATCCATCATAATTCATAGCTATAATTTTAGCTTGATTAGCGTTCTCAGCTTCGATGGTGCAAACTTCAGTTACAACATAGTGACGTTTTGCTTCGTACTTAGGCATCTTCAACCCTCTCAACATCAATAATCACATCTTTAATGTAATCGTCCCATATTTCATTTTCAGCTAATTCTTCTGCCTCTTCCTTGTTGGAAGCCTCGACATCAATCCGGTGATACACCGTGACGTAAACCTTAAACTTAGGCATCTGTAAATTCCTCTACATTAATACATTCAAAATCTTTGCTCATGTCGTAACCAATATCCATTCTGAAATCGTCTAACGCATTATAGTGTGCAGCAGTTTCATTTTCTGCTTCCACTTCATAGACATAGACAGTCGTGTCTATTGGTGCGAATCTTACAATAAACCTAGGCATCTGTTTTCTCCTGTGGATATAAATACTCTGCCCAATAGTAGATAGTCTCCCAATTAATACCTATATTGGCATCATGTTTCCTGTCTAAGTGATGCAATACGTCATACGCTTGCTCCTTAGTCAGCCACTTACACTCTTCCATCACGTCAGATATAGACCATACGATAGCAATCTCGTCATCTTGTAGTTCAATGGTTCTAGTCATCATGCGTCTCCAAATACCACTCTTTGTATTTTTTGTATGCCAATAGCTTGTAACCGTACAAGTCTGCAAACTCCCAATCTGCAATCGGGTCAAATCCACCGTATGCGCTGTTAAACATTATTTCCATCTCACTCTCAATCATCACCATCAATGCGTTAGCTTCTGGAGGCAATAGGTCTAGGGGTCTCTTAATCTTCTGCGTTGTCTTCATTTTTTTCTCCATCACGCAAATAAAACCTCTGTTATTTCTCCATGCGTGTCAAATATTTTGACCCACTCTGTTGTTTCTATCCACACTTTCGCACCACACGACAACGGTTTATCTGGTGAGTAAACAACACGCCCAGATGCAAACTCTACACCATGTCCTGTGTAGTTCTTGCCGTTAGCCTTTACAGACACAACAGGCTTGGTGTCACCTGTCTTGCTGTTATGGCGGATATGGTGTTGGTTGATATGTATTCTTTTAATCATCTGATTTCTCCTCAATCTGTTTGGTCTATAGCGACTAAATCGTAATCACCAAACATATCGCGAACGTGTTGCTCACTGTATGCATACACATACACATATGAATCAGCACATAAGACATGGCCTACAGATAAGCCCTGCTCCTTTGCAAATTCAACGTAATACCTATACATCATCATTGTCCTTTCTATTTGGCAGTTTCATTACCCATACAACAAACCATCGAACGTGTCAAGCACAAAAAAACAGAGCCATCCCGAAAGATGACCCTGTTAATAGACAGTAACCTGTATTGGAGTAATGGGGCGAGGCAGAAAGGAAAACGAAACATCCCCGCCCCATAATTACCTACATAACCTAAGTGTCGGAGTTTGTCAACCCCTATATTCGTACAAAGTGTTCATTTTTATCAGCATGGCAAGATTACGCACAACGTACGCGTAGCAAGAGTTTCGTTTGCCAACGAAAGCAGTTGTCCATTGTTTTAAGTCAACAGCCTTCTTTGCCTTTACAAGTTCTTTATCCGTAAAGCCCAAACGTACCATCGACATGGGTACGATTAGTTCGTACGTTTCATCGTAGTCTCGTTTCACTATTTCGTATTCTAGGTCTTCTAGTTTAATTTTTCTATTTTTCATCTTCTTCCTCAAGTGCGTCCAGATATATGTCGATTGCTTCTCTCATAAGGTCAGCAACAGAAACCTGTTGATTATATATCTCGCTTTCTTCGCGTGACACCTTTGCCAACCTTTCGTATTGTTCAATCTTCATTGTCAAGTTGTACGTTTTGAGTGGCTCTAATATCTTGTTCGGTCTCGCCATCTTCCCAATCCTCTATCTTTGGCTCTTTACTGTGCTTCTTTTTGTTAGGCACAATTCTGTTCCTATATTTACTACTACCTAATTCTTTAGCTATCGGATTATTTTTATTAATATATTTCATAATAGAATACTCCCAATGGGGTAACCCATCTGATACCACGCGGTGAAAATGCTGTCAACTTAAAAATGTTATTGACAACGTTTGTTGTACGATTTATACCTGTCTCGTCTTTGACACGGAGAAATGACATGAGTTCACCAGCTTGGCTGACGGGATACGTTGAATCGTTGGACATACCTGCTTTGGGTAGGTACAGGTCTGATTGCCCAGTTTGCGGTAAGGCAAACACGTTCAGCGTAACAGATGACGGACTACAACGATTGTGGTATTGCTTTCATGCAGACTGCAATGTTAAAGGACGCACCGGCATCACGCTTACGAAAGACTTTGCTAAACACGCCTTGTCTCGTAAGGAGAAACCACCCACACCACCTGACACATCTGTATTTCAGATACCTGACACGTTTGTGAGCCTGTCTCGCAATCTTGATGCAGAACTTTATGTTCGCTCTGTAAATGCTTATGATGCTTACCTTTCTGGTCGAGCAGACATACAGTATGATTTTAAACGTAACCGCGTTGTGTACATGGTAAAGGACGGGCGGCGTGTTGTTGATGCTGCTGGTCGTGCCATAGACGGACGTAAACCGAAGTGGTATAGATATGGAAATAGCGGATATCCTTTTTTATGTGGCACAGGAGATAGCGTATTTGTCGTGGAAGATTGTGCTTCTGCTTGTGCTATTTCTAATAGTTGCACAGCGATAGCCTTGTTAGGTACAAACCTTTTACAAAGTCACATAGACATATTAACAAAGTACAAAAAAGTTAACATAGCATTAGATAAAGATGCTACAGACAAGGCACTTGACATGGTACGCACGTTGCATAACGTTGTGCCTACAAAATTAGTTATCTTGACACAGGATTTGAAGAACATGAAGGGAGAAGAACGGGATGAGTTCATTCGACAGTACATTGATTGATAGACAGATACTTGGGTTCTGTCTTAACAACGACTTCTTTGGTCGTGCAAAGAACATTCTTGATAGAACTATGTTTCAGCGTGAGATGCGTGACATATTTGACACACTAACTTACCATCATACCACTTACAATACAAACATAACGGTGGGTGAACTGGCTGTCTTGTTCTCTGACCGTTACCCTGCCATGCCTGACAGCGCACGTAAAAACGTACACGATGTGATTGCACAGCTTGATTGTGGCACACCTGATAACATTGATTTGCACATGGAATTGGTAAACAACTTTTGGTTGCGAGACCGTGCGCGAATTATAGGTGAAAAGGCAATCGAGATATTTACAGGTGAAAGCGAGGAGTTTGGCGAGTTACGTCGTCTCATCGAGGCTGTCGAAGATGGGCGAATCAGTGACAAGACAACCTATACGGAAGAAACATCTACGCTTGAAGAACTATTGGATGACCAAGTGGGAGACCCTGATTTCCCTTTTGAGTTTGGCCTTATCAGGGACGAGGTAGAGGGTCTTGATAGAGGCAACTTAGGTATCATCTTTGCCAGACCAGAGGTGGGCAAGACCACCTTCTGCTGTTTCCTAGCTGCAAGTTATGTACGTGCAAAGCAAAAGGTAGTATATTTTTCTAACGAAGAGCCAGCAAAGAAAATAAAGTTGCGTCTTATTCAGTCATTCTTTGAAGTTACAAAGGAAGAACTTGACAAGAATCGTGCGAAGTACGTACCATTGTGGGATGAACATATTGCACCGTATTTTAAAATTATGGCTGCTGTTTGCACGAGTGTTGAAGAAGTAGACGAGTACGCTAAATTAAACAAGCCTGACATAATCTTCTGTGACCAACTTGATAAGTTTCGTGTTGCCGGTGAATACAATCGTGGTGACGAACGGTTGAAAGAGATATACGTCAACGGACGTGAGATTGCCAAGCGCAATAACCTACTGTTCTGGGCTGTATCACAGGCAAGTAATGATGCCCATGACCGACAGTTCATTGATTACTCTATGATGGACAACTCGAAGACAGGTAAGGCTGGCGAGGCAGACATTATCATTGGTATTGGCAAGACAGGTTCGAGTGAGGTGGAGAACACCGTACGACATATTTGTATATCAAAGAACAAAATCAACGGATATCACGGCATGATAAATGCACAGATAGACATAGCAACGGGAGTGTATTACTGATGACTGTCTTTGTTCACTATGAATCTATGGAAGATTTTCTAAGGTCGTTTGACTTAACAGACCCTGAAGAAAAAGAAGAGTATGATAATTTTATGAAGCTATCATGTAAACAGAAGGTAGCCTATATAAGAGAAATAGACGAGGCTATACATACCAGATACAACACAGATTATGTTGAAGCTCTTGAGTATGCCAGTCTTGGTCAGAGGTTTTATTGATGCCAGCTAGAACTTTAAAACAAAAGGCTGCAAAAGTAATTTATGCTGCACGTAGAAGAGACCGACGCAAACACCTGCTTAACGTGTACAAGATGAAAAAAGGCTGTGCCATTTGTGGATATAATCATCACGGATGTGCGTTAGACTTTGACCATGTAGACGCTTCAAACAAGGTTGCTGCTGTGTCTAGACTTACATTAGGTAGTATAAAAAAACTGTTTTTAGAAATAAGAAAATGTCAGGTATTGTGTAAGAACTGCCACTCTGTTAAATCATACACACAGGAGAGGGAACGCCATGCGAGTGCTAACGTTTGACGTAGAAACTACACACCGCGACAAGCCTAGTGGTGGCACGACTGCGTTGCCTCACTTCGGTAATCGCCTCGTGTCTGTAGGTTTTAAGTGGTTGGGTAATGATGTACAGTACCTATGCTTTCACCACGCAGACCGTGAGCCTAGCCGTGATGCGTTCAACATCTTCCAAGATGCCCTACGTCTTGCAGATGTAGTTGTTGGACAAAACATCAAGTTTGATTTACAATGGGTACGCTCGTGTAACTTTACCTACGAAGGACATGTGTATGACACGATGGTTGCGGAATACCTTTTGGCAAAGGCGAGGCGTTGGCCTCTTGGCCTTGCTGCTCTTGCTCAAAAGTATGGCGGCATACAAAAGGAAAAAGACCTTGTTCAACCCTATCTCAAGAATGGGAAGACGTTCTATGAAATACCGTGGGAGATAGTAGAAGAGTATGGTGTAGCTGACGTAGCCGCTACAGAACACGTTGCACTCAAGCAATTAGAAGCCTTTGGCACGACATTTGAGGAACTTTATGGAAAACGAACTGATACCGACACTGAAGCTGTCGCTTGAGATGACAGACGTACTCGCTAAGATAGAGTACAACGGTCTGAAGATAAACCTCAACACACTTGAGCAGATACGAGAAGAATACGAAACTGAGATGCACGAACTGGAGATGCGTCTGGATAGCTTGGCACGTGATGCTATGGGTGACACGCCTATAAACCTTGCCAGCCCAGACGACAGGTCGATGCTGTTGTACTCACGAAAAGTTGCAGACAAAACCCTCTGGTCGCAGGTGTTTAATCTGGGACATGAGGTGCGCGGTTCTACTCGCAAGCCAAAGATGCGTACCCGCATGAGAGCTAAAGAGTTTAAGGAAAACGTACGCGGTTTGACACGTGTAGTGTACAAAACAGAAGGGCAACGTTGTCCAGACTGTGATGGTGAAGGACGCTTTCATCCATCACGCAAGGATGGTACACCAAGTAAAGCGGTACGAATCTGCAAGACATGCAGGGGTACGGGTGTCCTATACCGAAGTACCGGTGAGGTAGCTGGTTTTAAACTTGTGCCTCGCAATCCTATGGACGTTGCGTCTGCTGGTTTTAAAACGGACAAGGTTACGCTTGAGGAACGTGCGCCAGAACTTAATGGTGCAGCCCGTGACTTTGCCGAATCGTACGTGCGGTACAACGCCTTGCGTACCTATCTAAGTACCTTTGTTGAAGGGATGCAAAACAATGTTGACGAGAATGGTTTCATACATCCAGAATTTATGCAGTGTGTTACGGCGACGGGTCGCCTTTCGAGCCGCAATCCTAACTTTCAAAATATGCCACGTGGAAGCACCTTCGCTATACGCAAGGTGGTCGAGAGCAGGTTCGAAGGTGGTCAAATACTTGAGGGAGATTACTCTCAGTTAGAGTTTCGTGTTGCTGGTTACCTAGCTAACGATGACGGCATCTTAATAGATGTAGAAGCAGGCACAGATGTACACAGCTACACAGCCAGCGTGATAGGTTGTACCCGACAAGAGGCCAAGGCACATACCTTCAAGCCGTTGTACGGTGGCGTGAGTGGCACTGAAGACCAGCAAAGGTATTACCGTGCGTTCAAGGAGAAGTACGCAGGTGTGAAGGAGTGGCACGAGAGGCTACAGAGAGAAGCTGTAAAGCATAAGCAAATTAAACTACCATCAGGCAGACAGTATGCTTTTCCAGATGCAAAGTGGACAGAGTGGGGTACAGCTACAAATCGTACCGCTATCTGCAACTATCCTGTGCAGGGGTTTGCAACTGCAGACCTGTTGCCCATGTGTCTTGTACGTCTTAGCCACCTAGTGGAAAAAAATAATTTACAGTCTGTAATCTGCAACACCGTACACGATTCTATCGTTATGGACGTACATCCTGACGAAAAAGATATTTGTATCAAACTGATGGTCAAGGCAATGTTAGCGATACCTGAAGAAGCAGAAAAGCGATATGGTATACAATATACAATGCCTGTTGACATAGAGTTAAAAATGGGATACAACTGGCTTGACTTAACTGAAGTCAATGTGTAGAATCAATCTACGCAACCCTAATCGGAAATGGAGAATCGAATGGGAAATCTTGTAAATACTGAATTGGACTCTTTGGTAGCAGCGTTTAACTCTGATGACGAAACTGCTTTGATGGCAGCTTCTGGTCAGCAGACCCAGCAGAGGCAAACGGGCTTACCGCGACTTAATATAAACTACGATATGGAAACGGAAGAAGGACTTGCTCTTACGAGAGGGGATTGGAAAGTGTATGTGGATGGTAGGTTCTTGTACGCTCCGACTGTGCAGTTACGTCCTATATTGCGTACGTTCGAATATAGTTTGTGGGACGCAGACGAGGGGGCTTTTAAATGTAAGTCTGTCCAGAAGCCTACGATATCTGGAGAGTTTCCTGATACGGAAGGAAAGAATAAGTGTGGTCGCTTGTCTCGTGATGAGGAAGAGACTGCATCGGAAGAGGCGCAGATGCGTTCTCGTGCCGTCGTCTGTAATCAGGTAATCTACGGTCAACTGTCGGGTACGTTCAAAGCCGCAGATGGCACGGAAGTAACCTTGGATGCCCAGCCTGTCGTGGCGTACTTCAAGCGTTCCGGTTACAAGCCTATTGGTGACTTTATTGATGGGCTGTCCCGTCAGAAGAAGCTGATGCAACGCCAGATGGTTAATCTTGCAACGTCAAAAGCAAAGAAGGGCAGTGTTACTTACTGGATTCCTGTACCAACTTTGCACGGTGAAGTACCAATTACTGAGGCTGATAAGCAACTGATGGGTATGTTTGCTGAGACTGTATCTGCACATAATAACTATGTGATGGAGCAGAATCGCGAAGCCACTAAGTTAAATAATATGACGGGTGGTGGAGACTTTGACTTAGCAGACGACTTTACTGATGTTGACGCTGCTTAGTATCCAAGACTTTTTGGATAAAGCAAGCAGGGGGGAACTTGATGTCTCCCCTGCTTCACTTGAGGAATTTGAAAAAGACTGTCGTGAAGCTGCCGCCAAACAATTAAAACGTGAAAAGCGCGAATGGTACGTTCGCATGTCTGGTCTTGGTCGTCCCATGTGTCAGCAAATGCTGGACAGAGATGGTATCAAAGAGGATATGGAATACAATGCTGTGTTCCGCTTTCTGTTTGGTGACCTGACTGAAGCAGCAGTAATGCTAATATTGCGAGAGTCTGGTGCGGACATTAGAGGCGCACAGGAGCGTTGTTCTTTACATCTTGATGGGTACATAGTCAGAGGTACGCTTGACCTTATCCTGCGCGATTCTATGGGCATTGACAGGGTGTGGGATATTAAGTCTGCCAGTGATTGGGCGTTTAAGAATAAGTGGATTGGCGGGTACGAGAAGTTGCTCGATGAAGACCCGTTTGGGTACGTCATGCAGGGCTTTCTGTACGGTGAAGCAATGGGTATGCCGTTTGGTGGTTGGCTAGTCGTAAACAAGTCATCTGGAGAAATACTTGAAGTGCCTGTTCCTGAATGGCACGATACAGATAAACACAAGTATTTGGAAGAAGCAAAGCGTCGTGTAAAGGTATTGAATGACCCTGACGCACCATTTGTAAAGTTTGAACCAGAGGACGAAACTTATCGTAGACAAGGACAGATTATTAAGACGGGGAATAAGATACTACCTCGTGTGTGTGGTTTCTGCGGTTATCGCGCATATTGTTGGCCTGATGCAATCCTACGAGAAAAAGTAACCTCACAAGCTAAGAACCCACCCAAAACATGGTATACTAGATTAAAAAAGAAAGAAATCTAATGCCATACATTTTGATGAGAGAATACGATATAGACCTCATGGCTTTGAATGAGGACTTACATCATGCGTACATAGAGGCACACTCTGGCACAGGGGGAGAAAGACGTGTTGTATTTCTTCGCCAGCATGAAAAAGGTATGCCTATTACACTGAGAGAGAATTACTCTGACGATGGGTTTCTACGTGCAGAAACGTACGAACGAGATGCACGTACCGTTGAGAATGAATTACTAAAGATGCGACAACTATCTAATCAGGGAGCAAACATTTGCGTACCACTAGCACCGCTCACAAAAGAACTAGATGCTATTCAAAGACTGTCCCCAAAACTCGCAGGATATCTAAAACAAAGACTCAACTCGATAAATTTAATAATATGAAACGTAAATTTGCAAACAGAAAATCAGGATACCGGTCACAGTTCGAACTCAGTTTGGCACGTAGTTTGAAAGAAAAGAACATACCGTTCGAGTACGAAACAAAACGACTAACGTATATACCTGACCCAAAAACGTACACCCCAGACTTTTACTTACCAGAGACAGACATCTACATTGAGGCAAAAGGTGAGTTGTCTAAGCCAGACAGAGTGAAGATGATTCTGATAAAAAAGCAGCATCCTGAACTTGACATAAGGTTTGTTTTTATGAATTGTCGTAATAAAATATACAGGGGAAGCAAGACAACGTACGCTGATTGGTGCATCCGACATGGATTTGATTGGTCAGAGAAACATATACCAGCCGAATGGTTAAGAAAGGCAGACAACGATGAGTGATGATATAAAGAAGAAAGTAGAAGCAGCAAGTCTGTTACCTGACAGGTACTATCTAATCATGAACTACGAGGACGAAGATTCGTTTTCTATGACGGCGTACGACACAACAAAAAATGAATTTAATATAGAAAACGTACCCGCTGGTATGGTCATGTTGTCTGGTATGATTGAGTTAATGGAGAATGATTTTGACCGTGTGTGGGATGCAGGGATTGCTCGTCTCAGCTTTATTGCAATGGCAGAGTCCTTCAAACCTGAAAGTAAAAACGGAGAAGATGCAATAAATAAGATTGTTGCGCGAGAAGACAACATTGTGAAAGTAAACTTTGGAGAGACGCAGTGACAAGTTACATGAACATAATGAAAGAGATAGAAACAAAGCTGTATATTGAAGAGGATAAATCCATCGATAAGTGTAACAT